GAGCAGCAGCCGAGCGCGAGGCGTGTGCGAAGTTGTGTATTGAGCAGTCGGCAAGGTGGCACACCGATCAGCGAGATGTGTATGTGGTCTACGAATGCGCCGCCGCCATCCGAGCAAGGGGGAAAGCATGAGAGAAGACATCATCAAGCTGGCGCGGGAGGCTGGGTTTTATGACGGCGAAATTGGTAGGGCAGAGGATGCGTTTGAACGCTTCGCCGCCATCGTCGCAGACCGCTGCGCTGAGATCGCATACGAAGCCGAGCCGTACCACTCTGCCGACCTCATCAGAAAGGCTTTTGGAGTAGAAAAATGTTAAGCATATTAGACCCGAAATTCAGGTATATTCCTGCCGCTGCAACAGACGTACAGCAAACATGGAGAAAATTCGGATGGAGTCCCCCAAGTGAAATGCCCCGTTTGCGGAACATGGACGACAGTAGAAAGAACGAGCCAGAGAAACGGGTTAATCTACAGACACAGAAAATGCGGCAACGAGCATGATTTCCACACAGAAGAACGCCCAATCCCAAAAGCAAAGCACGGAGGTGCACGATTTCGCAAGCTGGAAGACCGACCAGTTGATCCGGTTCGCTCACGAATCCCTACAGAAGATCAATGACCTGGAAGATCAAGTCTCCCACATGAGGCAAGATCTGCGCTCTGCTCTACAGGCCTATCGCGCCATAGTGCAAGAGCAAGAGTCTCAGAAGGCTCAGAAGGCCTCTACGTCTATCACCTGACCCCTGAACTCGATCTTGTCGTGTGCATAACGATGCACAAGCTCTGGCCACAAAAGCCTACCCTTGTGGATTGTTAACACAGCAAAGCCAGACCTCCAATTCGCTGGATTGTCTTCCATGTAATCAGTGAATTGGGGGCCGTCAATCTCGGCCAGAGTGCCCGTATCCACACCGAACCTCACGCCGTTGTAGTCAGAAAACGGGGTGACCTTGAGGCTATGCAGATGGCCTGTCACAACGCTAATTCCAGCGTTGACAGTGTTGTTGTGGGTGGCATGAACGCCATTCTTGAAGCGGTGCTTCACAACCACATCATCTGTTGGCCAGCACGACCAGCAGGGTATCCAGGCAGGGAAGTGATCTGATAGCTTGAACCCGCCGATGTGCATGAACTCTGGCACTGTGTTGGCCAGCCGGTTCTCAAACCTTGCATCATGGTTGCCAAGTGACCACACCAACTTTGCACCATTGGCGCTTTCCTCAATCTCTTCCAAAGCTGCTTCACAAGCCTTCAGTTCTTGCACTACACTAGGCTTACTGTCCCACCCTATCCTAGGGTGACGGGATATATTTGCCCCGTCAAAAGCGTCACCATTGTTAATGATAGCTTTTGGCTTCAAGTTCTTGATGGCCCATAGCAGACCTTTATAGGCTGTAGACCTAATCCCAGGCCAAAAGTGGGCATCTGAGAAGACAAGCACGATGCCGTTCTCAATGCCAAGGGCATACCTTGCTGACGAGGATTTGGATGGGCTAAGGTGGTCAAACGATCTGGTGTGCCGCCTGTCCAAAGTCTCCAGGAGTTGTCCTGTCCTGGCCTCGATGCGCTTTCTACGGGCCATGACATTGCGTTCAGCAATGCCAAGTACCTTTGCTAGTTGTGATGCCGACTTATATTTATCCCAGAGATCGATGAAATCTCGCTCACTGACTACTGGCTGCGCCATATAAAACCCTCTCAAGCACGTTGATTACTCGATGTTCTGCCGCATCAAGCTGCTCAGGTGTTGCTGCCCTGTCTTGTGCTGTCGAAATCAAGTCGAATAGGAAGACATGTAAACACTCGTGTAGCGCAGTCATCGACAATGACTCGCTGTTGATCTGTGTGGCACCAAAGTCGCCCAACTGGTACGACCCTAGCCTAGCCTGACTGTCGCACTGCACTGCAGCCATTGCGGCCTTCACAGGCTTGCTGCTGCGCTCTAAGCGCCAATCCATTAGATTCAGTGTTTGTTGCCAGTGTTTGACATACTCGTCAAACTGTTGTGCCTGCTCGTCGCTCGGCTTGTTGACCGACTTAGGCATGAACAACTGGGTCAGTGCTGCAAGCCAACAGGGCTGCTATCCGACAGAAATAGCGCTCGCTCGTCCTTGCGACGTTTGACAAGGCCGGGGAGTTCACGCCCACCGCCCTTTGTCCATTGCATGAATGCATCGGCAGCGCCTTCCCAATCGCCCCGGTTGGCCTTCATTCGGATGGTGGAGCGCTGCAGATTACCTAGCCCGAAGTTAAATGAAATGCTGACCAGAGCGTCAAAAGCGCCTTGACGGCCAACAACGCCGGGAACAAGTCGAAGAACACCACGTTCAAAACTTGCGACATCAGCCGCGAAGAGATCATCGGTTTCTTTCTTCGACCAGACACGATTGTCCTCCTGCTTGAGCGGCATCTCTTTGCGGATCATCGGCACGGGCTTGTCTTCAGTGCGTGCCATCGGCAGCCTGATCTGCTCCTGATACAGCACATGGCCGTAGCCAATTGTCCAGATGTGAGCTGGGCACAGGTATGGGCGGTTGCGGTAGCCCTCATACCTGTGCATCAAGTCAGCGCCGACCTTGCTTAGTTTCATGGCTTTGCTTTGCATTTGTCAAAGTGATAGCGTCGCATGTTGCCGCCACCACCCTCAACTGCACAGTGTGGGCATTTAAGAACTTGGCGCTTGCCCTTGCAAGCCTCGCTCAGTTTTGAGCGGTAATTGGGGTCATCGAGCCTCTTTGCGGCTCCTTTTACATAAGCGCTTCTTTCCCTGCGTATACCTGTTGCGCCGTTAGCGTTCGGCGCTTTGTTGTATAGCTCTCCGTTCCACATCTCCAAAAACGCGGTCTCTAGTGTCTTTGCTTCCTCCGCTGTATCGGTGGCCTTAAGTATGCGGAACTCAAATCCACTCAGCCCCAATCGCCGCGCATCTTCAGCATATCCTTGATAGTGCAAAAACAAACCTTTGTTGATGTAGCACTTGTGGTGCCGCATCCTCAGCTCTACATTCTTAGAGCTGCCAATGTACGCCTTGCCGGTATGCTTGTTGACGATAGCGTACAAACCAATAGTCATTTTTTACTCCAAGTCCTTGACCCGAACCAAAATCCTAGTATACCACTCAGCATAGCCATTTCATCCGGGCTGAAGATGATGTCCGAATACTTCAGAACGTCGTCCATGCTCTTGATCATGCCGGGGTTGGAGTACAGGTAGTAGCACAGGAACAGGTTGATCAGCACAAGCTCGATCACAAAGATGTAGGTCACTGTCGGGCGCACAGTGCCGACGTAACTGGCAACCCACTGGCTGGCCCTGTCCAGAATCTTCTCGTCGTGCTTGAGCGCGGCTTCCGTCATCTGCGCCTCGGTCTGCATCATGACTTGATCCGTGCGAATCTCCTCGATGCGCTGCTGCGCGGCGTAACCTTGTGCAGCCAGAGCCAACTCGCGCTCGTTTTGCATCCTGGCCAATGCAAGCTCATGTTTCTGATCGGCCTTGTTCTGAAAGTATTCGAGCAGCTTGGGCAGGCCGCTGATGAGTAGGCCACCAAGGGTAGAGATAAGGGACAACATTGATTACTCCTCGTAAACGTAGAAAGGCTCGGTTTCTGTCGTCATGATCTGACTTGGGCTTGCGGCCACAGTGCCACCAATGTATCCAGTACGAGCCACATTCAATCCCATGACCTTGGCAAAGTTCAGCAAATCACGGGCTTGAACCTCTTTCTTCCAGTCGATCTCTTTACCGTCCTTAGTTACCAGCTTCATAGAGGCATTGCGAATAGCATCAATACCACTTGGATCAAGGAACAACCGCCTCTGGGCATCTTTGGTGGCCTGATCAATGTTCGCCTGCCCAATCAATCCCATAATCCTATAGCCCTTTTGCAAGACGCTATAGATGCCGTTGACAAGCACATTGCTGACTTCCTGGGGCTTTGCACCACCCAAGAACCTCTGCATCATGTTCTGTTCTTCAAGAGCAGCTTTATTGACCGGGAGCTTATCTACATCGATCTTCCTAGAAAGACGAGCAACATCGGCCATAGCAGTGATGCCATCAAGCTCTTTTGGCGTGTAGATGCTGTTAAAGGCCGTCCTGTTCTTTCGGAGGTAAGCAAATGGATCACCAGAATCAAGCATCTGCGTGACCAACTGATTACGCAAAGCCATCTTGACGTTGGATTGCTCTTGAACTGGCAGCTTGTTGATGTCAGCCATTAGCCTAGCGGTGTAGCCCCTGCCTTCGCCACCAGTCATCCTGGAAGCAATACGCTCCACACCACCAGAGTCATAGTCTCTTAGGAAGCTAGTTCCAATGCGAATACGCTCTGCAGAAACAGCGTCATCCAGAGCGATCTTCTCAGCAGCAAGTGCCTGCGCCCTCTGAGTGCTGTCCTGTAGCCTCCCTTTGAGGCCAGGAGTCATGTCCAAGATGTCCCTGTAGCCGCCGTTGTTGCTGTCACGGGTCAGCAGTTTGTCCAACTTGTTGTAGTCAATCAACCCGTTGGTTAGTGACTGATGATAGAGCCTTGACATGATCGACTTTTCAGCCAATGGCAAACCCTCGTCACCAGCAACACGCAGAAACTGAGAAAGCGCTGTTGGAGAAGAGGCGATCTGAGGCGCAATCTTTTCTGCGTACTCTTGCGAACTGATACGCTGCACAGCATCGGCATCTCGGAACGGGATCCCAACCTTCGTGTAGTAGTCAGTGTCAAGTTGTCGCATGGCATCACCAAAGGTGACATTCTCGCCACGGAAATTGACATTGATGTTACCGCTGGCGTTCTCAACCTTGTTCAGAGCCTCATCCACTCGCTGTTGCAGCAGAGACAGCTTTTCACGGATAGCAGGATCACGGACATCACGAAGATCCTTGGCGACTCGGCGTTTCAACGAGTCCAAGCTCGTAATATCCAGGCCTATAGTCAAATCTGGGCCTGTTGTAGCCGGCAGCATCTCACCACCAGGAGCAGGCGCACGAGAAGCCCTAAGTGCCTTAAAGTTCTCAGACTGCTGGTTAACAAGTCGCAGCAAATCAGACTGACGACCCCAAGGATCTCGCCTGAACAAGTCAAAGGCCGTGTTCAAAAGATCTTGTGTGTCTTGGGCAGGAAGAATTGCGCCTTGGTCAGAAGCCTGCTGTTTGACAGAGTTGTACTCAGGAGACAACGCTTCCCTAGCTGCTCTCTCACGAGCCACCACAAGATTCTGAATGGATGCGCCAAGTTGGGCAGGTGCAGTCGTGCCCATTAGATTCAAATTAGCGGTCATGTTGCTCAACTGATCGTTGATAGCATTAACACGCTTGTTGAAGTCTACCTTGACATCTTCCAAAGCCTTAATTTGCGATGGGAACTGCATTGGCAAACTGGGGAACTCGGTTTTCGCCCTTGCTGCAACCGCCCTCTGTAGATCAGCGTACAACTTCGCCAACTCGCCCCTGAATTTCAGATCCTTACTGGCCAAATCAGTCAGAGTGGTACGCAATGCAGCGTTGTCAAGACCACTGATGCCAGCGCCAGTGCCGATGTCTTTCCCGGTGACAAACTTGACCCTGGCCTGGATTTCATTGACTCGCTTGAGCAGATCAGGATCTGAGTCAATTGCTCTGGAAACGAGGCTCTGTGCCCTGGACAAGCCTTCCATGTTTGCCAAGTCAGCAACATCAACTTTCCCGGCACCACGAACTTTATCAATAGCAGCTTCACCTGCTTTTAGAGCGCCAGCGCCACTGAACAGAGAGAAAGTTATGCCTCCAATGACGCGGCCAACATCCCCACTAAGTTGTCCTCCGACCTCTCCACCAAACTCACCGCCGACACCAGCCATGCCGCCAGCAAGTGCTTGTACACCTTTACGGGCCAGACCAGCACCTCCCAACAAATTCAAAGGATCTCCAAATCCTTCTGCAAAACTCATCAAATATTTCTGTGCTTCTGTGGTGGGACGAACATTACCTCCACCAAGCATCCCAGTAATATTTCGCTGAGTGCTTTGATAAGATTGCTGAAATGCTTGTCCTGGTGAGGGACGAGGCTCAACTTGCGAAGACGCATCAAAGAACCTGGGACCAATTGGGAATACTACTCCTGGTGTACCAAGCATAAATGGCGTACCACCTTGAGTCATCCCTTGGCCAGCCATTGAACTAAGACCCATAAACAGGCTAGGTGTACCAGCAACAGCTCGCCTCAATCCTTCTACTAGTACCTCACCAGTAGAAGAAGCAGGGCGAACGTCAGCGACATCACGAGGCCGCATACGGATCGCCATAGCAGCTAGTTGCTTCGCATCCTCCGTGTTTCCAGCCGCATCAGCACGGCGCAATGCCTCTAGAACTTGCTCGTAGGTTGCCATTGGATGCTCCAGTTATCGCGGATTTTGGCCAGGGTTTTGGCCATACTTACGCAAAAGCGCGTTTTCTTCTTCCCTTGACATAGTCCTGCCACCCGCACCAGGAGCCGTTCCTGCCCCAGGAGCAGCAGCCGCTCCAGGAGATGGCTGTGGTTGCACTTCGCGGAATTTCGCCAACTCGTCGTCAATCTGTTTCAGTCGTTTCTTGAAACTTGGAGAGTCGGCGTAACCCAAGATGTCTGCCTGACTTGCGTATACATTCCGCTGCTCAAGCAAAGCACCACGATAAACATTGGTCATAAAGCGTTCTGCTTGCTGTTTGGTGACAGAAGTCACGCGGCCTGTGAAGAACTCAGCCGCCATAGCGGCAAGACGGTCATCCAGGCCACCCGTCCGAGCATAACGAGCAACATCTTTATCAGAAAGCTGGTTGCTGTCAAACAACTTGGCGATACTGGTTGGCAATGCTCTAGCTGCAAAATCGTTGGAAGTGGACTGACGAATCACATTCAATACACTAGGAGCAGCAGAAATCATTGCTGCCGTCTGCTTGAAAGTTGGTTGGCCTTGTAGGTATTCTTCAAATTTAATCCAATCTTTTGGAGGAACTGGTTGTCCTGGCAATATATTTTGCACAGTTGGTGCGCGTTTGGCCGCTTCTTGCTCAAGCTTACGGTTGACAGCAGCTTGCTGTGTTTGAGTAAGCTCTGCGAAAGATTTGCTGAACATCTCTCTAGAGGTAGCTTCTCGATCCGTACCAAAAGATTCGGGTCGAGCAAGTTTACGATTAACAGCCGCTTGCTGATCTTGCGTAAGATCTCCAAAAGCTTTGCCGAAAAGCTCCCTTGATGTGGCTTCTCGATCAGGGCCAAAAGATTCAGGCTTTTCCACTCTTTGCTGTGGCAACTGACGCTGCAACGCATCAAGTCTAGTGACAGCCCTACGCAACGTAGCATCTCGTTCAGCACTGGCAGGTACGTTTTGCAGTGCATCAACTAGCGCCTGTGTATTTTCAATATCAGCAGCAAGCTGCAACGCAGGAGATTGAGTTTGAGTCCTTGGTTGAGGCGCTTGTCGCTCCAGGTTTTCCAC